GTCTACACTAGTGTGCGCGCTAGGCCCTAGGAAAACGCCAAAAAGTTGGGCCGCGTCGACGCATTCAGCACCCCCCTAGCAAGCTTTTGGTCGGTTTCGCATTGGGGGGTCGCATCGTAAAATGGGGTGGGTATCCAACCACTCCGCATATCTGATACCATTTTGTATCTTTGCATAAAACTATCTATTATGAAAAATATGAGTATTAAGAGCGGACTAGAGATTCGCAACGGTCGTTTGATTAACAATCGTCCTGATGGAATGACGGGCATTCAGTTATTGTGTGAAGCCAAAAAGAATCGCAAGCGTGAGCAGAAGATTGAGATGATGGTTGAGGCAGATGTACGTGCTTCAATGCGCGAGAGAATGCTTGGTTTGGAGGACTAAGTTTTTAGTTTCTGTGGAAGGGGTTTTCTAAAAAGCCCCTTTTTTTATGTTTATGATTTTAAAATAATTTCTGAAAAAAGGCCATTCCTGTCGATTATCGACATTTTACTATATAAATCATGTCGATTTTACGACGATTTTTTATACTTAACTTATTGATTATCAATACTTCTGTCGATTCTGTCGATTTTTACTTTACTTTCTAGTGGGAAAAAAAATATAATAATAATATATTTCCTATATATATATAGAGAAACCTTAAAACGACATTTGATAAAAATTCGACAGGAGCTTGCGCAGTTGATTTTTTCTTTTTAAATTTGTCCCATAACAAACAGATACTATGATTGAGAACGAGAAAAAGCTACAGGCTCTCTTAGGCGTTCTGCCGGTATTGATGGACTACATGGAGGACATCAGAGAGCAATCCCCAAGGGTTTACAACAGGATGGTCAAAAAGTCGGGCAATGACTTCATTGAGCACACGACGCGTCACTTAAATAATTTATTCTCTATGGTCAAAGACGTGGAGGGTTCGTTGCACTTTTACGACCAAGTACAAAATGTCAGCACCGCATTCATGCATTGGGTGGACGCAGAGCCTAGTGAGGAGGAGTGAAATATGCCACTGACGAGTGGAACGTAACCTGCCGTGCATTGGCTGCGGTTCTCATCGTAGGGAGATAGGTTAGCCTTTCCGAGATAAAGGCATCACGGAGTGGCGGAATTGGTAGACGCTAGTACTTGAAAATGCAAAAGTCATAGGTTATCGGCCGTAGGTCCTATTGAGCAGAAGTAGATACGAGGGATAAGCTCCATGCAGGTTCAAATCCTGCCTCCGTGCCTAAGTGGTAATATAAGGGTCAAAACTATGGGTGTTTGTACCTTACAAGACAAGTTAAGATAAGTGGTAGAAATTGCCACATAAGTTAAACTAAAATGTAATACAATGAGAACAGCAGTAGAGTGGTTGATTGATGAGCTAAGAAATAAGCATGGCCTGTCGATAGATTTATATTCTGAATTTGAACAAGCCAAAGAAATGGAGAAGGAGCAGATAAGTAAGGCGTATTTTGAAGGATGGAGTTGCCCACATGGAGAAGGATTACCCGAAACTGGCGAACAATACTACAACGAAACCTTTAAAAAATAAAAAACCCTCTACACCGGAGAATAGAGGGGGACTTACAAACTTCTCTGTAAGTGGGGTAGATACAAAGATATTAAATTAAATAACTATGAGCGGAGGAAGATGGAACTATTGTCAGTATAGACTCACTGATGTAATAGATGACTTGAAAGGTCTTATCGAAAAGAATGGTAAGCCAAAGACCAAAGAAGAGATGAAGAATGAGGGTTGGTATCAACCTGATTGGTATGAGAGATATCCTGAGGATAGATTTCACTATGAGTATCCTGAGGATGTGATTGAGGAGTTTAAGAAAGCCATTGACATCATCTCAAAAGCGCAGGTATATATGCACCGAGCTGATTGGTTACTTTGTGGTGACGATGGTGAGGAATCATTCATTAAAAGATTAAAACAAGAATTAAAAAAGCTATGAGACAACTATTTTACAACGCAGTTACTTGTGTTAAGTGCAAAGAGAAATTAGTTAGCTACACTGTGCATGACTACAAGACTTGTTCTTGTCCTAACGAGGCGATGGTGGATGGTGGTCTTAGCTACGAGAGATACGGAGCAAAGGACCTTGACAATATATGGTTACACCATTACTACGTTGACCAAGTTAATGACAAGACTTGGCACTACTACCGAGACTACGCCACAAGAGGTAGCCGAGGCAAGGACGGTAAGCAACCACTCACTTGGATACCATTATCAAAGATGGATGACGATTACTTGGAGGCAGTATTTGAGTATGGTGGCGCAGATTGGCACCTTGATTTGATTAGAATGGAGATTAAATACAGAGAGAATGAACGAAGTAGTAAAGTTTAGAGAAAGGCTTAGTAAGATTGGCTACGAGCTTGAGCTAGAGGGTAACGTCCCTTGGATATACCTTAAGTCTGTTAACGGCAACCGCGTTAAGCGTGAGGATTGGGTAAACGCCAACCACGGTTACTGCATAGCTTGGTATCCTTTGTACCTTCAAGACGAGGTGCAACTCAATTGGCACGACATCAAGACAACCTTTAGGCTTTTGAGAAAGTATGGACGTCCACTTTGGAAATTCAACGGTGGTGCAGGCGCTACGCTATGCCATGGGTGTAGCGTAATCATATCAAAGGGCTTTACTAAGGATTTAAGATGTGAGAAATGCACAATATATTAGCCATAATCGGTAAAAAACCGACTAAATGATTAATATATTACACTTTTAGAGAAGAACAGTTATAATGGAAGAACAAGAAACAGGATGGGTAAGCGCCCTTATTAAATGCGACCTATGTGGTCATGAGTCATTGTCAGTACACCATGAGTCATCTGATAAACTAGAGTGTGCTAACTGTGGACATATGTCTAACTTTGAAGTATTAGAAAATTATGAACGATGAAAGACTTAAATGCTTTACCTGTAAAAAATACAAACGAATTGATAGATTCCAAGACAACAGAAGAGAATATCAACTGCCACACTACAAAGGAAAGGTCGCAAGCTGTAAGCAGTGTACACGAGCAAGATTGTTGCGTGAACTACGAGCAGTCAGATATGACTTTGAAACAAGAAAGTTTGTAATACACTATTTTAAAAACAAGAATCAAGCACTTAAATTTTGGAAAAATGAAAGCAACACTACACTTCGAGCACGATGAACAAGATGAGCTGCAAGATGCACTGAACGGTCTCAAATGGAGGCTTATTGTTTGGGACTTAGACCAATACCTACGCGGTATAGTAAAGCACGGATACATTGGTAACCGAGAGGCTACTGATGCAGAGATTGAAATGGCCGAGTACTGTCGAACAAAACTTAGACAATTAATTAATGATGATGGATTAAATTTGGAAGGGTAAACAAATTTGTTTATATTTGCATCAGTTCTGTTATAATCATAGTGTTATTGGCAAGAGGGGAGTTGTTTAGCTCCCCTTTTGTTATTTGTCACAATAATTGATTAAATTTGTGTCATTGTTTAACCCATTAATTTTTTAAAGATGGAAAAGTTTTTATCTATCCCTGTAACGGGACAACCTAATCAGTTGATTAGAGCAACAGATGTTGCAATGGTATCTGCAGGTACAGGTGCTACCAACAACACAGCTACTGCAACTACAACTGTTATCACTTATGTTACGGGTCGTGCGGTCACTTTGACACACGCTGCTCAAGTTGCTTTTGATATGCGTACTGCTATCCAAGATGCTTTGGCAAATGCTTTGGCTACATCATGGACCAATGTGGTATATGTTGCACAAGTACCTCGTGCTATCAGTGCTGTTACTGTTGCGTAATTGTACTTAGCTAAAATTAGAGCCATTCTTTCGGGGATGGCTTTTTTTTGTCACGATTATTTATATCTTTGTGACCAATAAAATTTAATCTATGACACATAACCAATCATTTACACCAAAAGAACTACTCTTTGAGGAAGACGGCCGTAAAAAGCTCATCTCAGGAGTCAACAAGATGGCCAAGGCCGTCAAAAGTACCCTCGGCCCACGAGGAAAGACAGTACTAATCGAGTCACCATTTCACACGCACGGCATTACGGTCACCAAAGATGGTGTCACTGTGGCCAAAGCAGTTGACTTGTTTGACCCGGTTGAGAATTTAGCAGTAAAAATCATGAAGGAGGCTGCTGAGCGCACCGCTACAAGCGCAGGTGACGGAACAACTACCGCCATCGTGCTTACTGAGGCCTTAATCGAGGCAGGTCTAAAGCATATTAAGCCTGAGCACAACAACATCGAGGTGCTTCGCAACATGACAGACATCTCAAACCAAGTTGTTGAGCTACTAAAAAAGAAAGCAAAGAAGGTAACACCTGCTATGTTAGAGGACGTGGCTACCATCTCTGCCAACAACGACCAATCTACAGGTAAGGTAATCGCTGAGACGTACAACGCGGTGGGTAAAAATGGTATCGTTACCGTTGAGCACTCCCAAACCTCAGAGACATACTCTACGGCTACCGACGGACTTCGCGTACAGCGCGGGTACCTAAGCCCATACTTTATCAACAACCACGAGCGTGATGAGTACGTGGCTGACGACATATACATCTTGGTGTGTGATGCGGAGATATCGAACATCCTTCAAATCAAAGAGGTATTAGCACCAATTGCAAACACCCAAAAGAAGCTATTAATCATTGCCCCGTGCACAAATCAGTTCATTAACACGCTGTCTGCTAACGTAGCCAAGGGTGCCTTAAACGTATGTGCCATTCAACCACCTAGCTTTGGCTACAAACAGCACGAGCTCATGCAAGACATTGCACTGAGTGTAGGTGCAACCTACTACTCTGAGAAGACGGGTGACGACCTAAGCCTCATTCAGTTCTCTGACCTAGGTCACGCATCAAAGGTTATCGTTAAAAAAGACGAGACCATCATTGTTAAGGATGCGGAGGATGAGACAAGTGTTGCAGTAACCGAGCGCATAGAGCAGCTGTGGAAGGCACACGACCAAGCGCAGAAGAAGAACGACAAGGACTTCATCTTGGAGCGAATTGCGTCGCTCTCAGGTGGAATTGGTGTCATCCACGTTGGTGGTAACACAGACCTAGAGCAAAAGGAGCTCTACGACCGTATTGACGACGCTGTTTGCGCTGTTCGCTCTGCTTTGGAGGAGGGAATCTTGCCGGGAGGTGGAAAAGCTCTTTACGATATCAATGTGTTGGAGAACCTTCCGTTGGTTGGGGAGAGTATTGAGGCCTCTGTTGCCGCTCGCATCATTCAAGAGGCACTTTGGGCGCCGCTCGAGCAGATATACACCAACGCAGGACTTGCTTTGTCTGACTACCCTGTCCTTAAAAATGAGGGTAAGGGTGTAAACATCAAGACAGGAGAACAGGGTGACCTAATCAAACTTGGTGTCATCGACCCGCTAAAGGTAACTCGCTCAGCTTTGCAAAACGCGGTGAGTGTAGCTGTGACAATCCTAAGTACTAACGCTATTATTACGGAGGCTCGCTCGTTCGAGGTTAAATAATGAAAAAGGTAATCGGTAAAAACATCGTAATTAAAAATATCGAGGAAGAAGTCCGCTCAGATGCGGGCTTCATTCTCTCGGCTGACGACGTTAAGGGCTTTAGGTACAAAAGAGGTGTCGTTGTGATGCCGGGTACTGACGTGAGCACCATTCAAGCGGGTGATGAAATCTACTACGACAAGGCAAACAGTTACACGATGATGATAAATGACGAGGACGTCACCATTATTGCAGAGCGAGACGTTGTCATTGTACTTTAATCATCCTTAAACTTACCCGTTCTAATCTCTTCGTTCATCTGTCTGATGGCATTCTTGTAGGTCTTGTGGGCGTAGCCTGCCTCCTTTAAAAATAGACGATTGAACTGATAGTTTTCAGATATCTTACCACCCTCTAGCTTGTCGTACAAAGATGCGACAAGCTTTTTTCCTTTAAAGGTAATCTTCCAAATAGAGGCGCTATTGGCGTGTGCATGACTGTGTATGTCTATAAAGCCTTTACTCTTGAGGATTGAGAAGCGCGTTCTACTCCAAGAGAATGTCTGCATAAAAACTTGGCAGTCTGTCATTGTAAAGTACTTTTCTGAGTAGACGTAGAGCAATAAATCTAGCTCTGACTCGGTGATATTGTACTTTTGCAGATAGTAGTAGCGTATTAAACGCCAATACCTCATATAATTTTTCATTTGATTAAATTTTGTAAATTTGTCTCAAAGTTAAGTATTTAAGATATGATGAAGGGAATGTCCAATCAAAATAAGTCTCTTGAGGCTCTTAAAGCTAAGAAAGCTAAGTCTGCAAAGGCTGCTTTTAGTAAGGCAGACGCTAAGTCAAAGACACCTCTTGCAGGAATGTCTATAGCTGCAAAGCTTAAGATGACTAAACTCAAACCTAAAAAGTAATGGCTGACAAGAGCAAGATGAAGTGCAACGTTCCGCGCTCTTCTGACCGACCGGGAAAGAAGATGATGGTAAAGGCGTGCTCAGGAGGCACTGAGAAGCTTATTCACTTCGGCGCAAAGGGTTACGGACATAATTATAGCGCTGCTGCGCGTAAGAGCTTTAAAGCGCGTCACAAATGTGACACTGCCAATGACAAATTGAGCGCGCGCTATTGGGCTTGTAAAAAACTATGGGCCGGGCCGGGCGGTTCAACCAAGTCGTCACCATCATCAAAGAAAGGTAAGTACTAATGAAAGACGCCTGCTACAAAAAGGTCAAAGCATCATACGATGTATTTCCATCAGCAAGGGCCTCACAAGCTATTGCTAAGTGCCGTAAGGCATCGGGTAACGTTCGTAAGACTGAGAGCGGTGCTAGTTTAAAGCGTTGGGAGAAAGAGAAGTGGACTGATACGCGCACGGGTAAGGCCTGTGGTGCTGGCGGTAAAAACGAGTACTGTCGACCATCAAAAAGAGTGTCTTCAAAGACACCCGTAACAAAGAGTGAAATGAGTCCATCCAAACTTGCGGCAAAGAAGGCTGAGAAGTCAAGAGTTGGTATGGGCAATAGAGTAAGTAACGTCAAAAAATAAATATCATGAAAAAGTCAAGCTGCGGCACTAAGATGGGTGCTACTACTAAGAAGAGTGCACCTGTGTACACTGCTAAGAAACCAATGTCTAAGAAGAAGTAATGAAGCTTAAAAGTACTAGTCGTGGCCTTGGGGATACAATTCACAAGGTCACTACTGCTACGGGTATAAAAAAAATAGCTGACACGATTGCTCAAGTAAAGAAAGGCACGTCTGAGTGCACTCCATGTGAGAAGCGACGTCAGGCTCTAAATAAGGCATTTCCTTATAAAAAATAACCCGTATATTTGTAAAAAAAAATAAGATATGTCATCAATACCATCAGGTACTCAATTTATTGGTTTAGCAGCTAACTATCCAACAACAGAACGCCGCTCTAGTTTAATTAACTCAGAGAGTCAGCCATATACTATTGAGGATATTCAGACTCAATCGGTAACTACGTCTGCTGAATTTCAAACTCAAGGCACGGATATTAATAGTACTGCATACTTGCCATATGGACTTACCCATATTAGCGCTGTACCAACTGTCAATGACTATGCTTGTCATTTGCCGAATCCACCAATTCAAGGACGTCAAGTTACAATTGTAAACACATCAGGTATTGACATCGTTGTTTTCCCAAGTTTACCGGGTGGAAGTATTAACGGCATTACCAATGGTTCATTTAGCGTTCCATCAAATGGGCAAGCGTACACTTTCTTCTGTTATGAGAACCCTGCACCGGGCGCTTGGACAATTACAGCTCCTGCAACTGCACAGGTTACATCAGGTGCCATTGACTTTGCAAATGAAGACTTAACTTTTGTTGGAACATTCGGTACATCTTCAATAGCAAGTACATCAGGACAAGTTAGATTACAGCCTATTCTTGGTGCGAATCCTCCATCAGGAACAGTTAACATTGTATTGAACGCAGTAACTTACCCAATGGTATTTAATACTGACTTCAACACTACTGTTGTTAACTTTGTGAATACCCATGGAGCTAGTATATTTAGTAGCACGGGAATCGCTGTTTACTCTGATACTACAACTAACCCATATGTATACTTTACAGCGCCAACAGCAGGACAGGTTACGTTGCTAAACAACATGACTGTAAACCCTTTAATTGGTGCTACTTACACTGTTCAAAAAAGAAACGCTGACATTTATCAGACAAAAGGTTTCTGCCTTGCAAATAACACGCCAGATACAGGTGTAGGAATTTACGGTAAATCAATCACTACAGGTTTAGGTGGCGGTTGGGCATTAACTCCCGTTAACACTTTGGCAAGTACTCAAACTACTTATGTATACGGTGGTCTTGCTCAAAACCCTGACTTCATTTCAATTCAACCTTCTTTAGGTACAACTTGGAGAAGATTTACGAAGTTTAAGATTTATACCAATATGCAGGAGCAGGTCAGTGTGAAAATTGGCGCTAATGCAGGTGTCGCTCTTTACACTCAAGGTGCAAACCCTGTCTTTCAATTATTTGTTCCTTGGAACTCAGTTGCTTGGAACACAAGTTCGGGTTATAACTTTATCTATCCGGGTACAAATGGTGCTACCTTCCCAATTCCTCAATCAGGATTTTCTCCTGTAGCTCTTTCAACCCTTACAAATGGAAATATGGTTTCAGGTGTTCTTCCGGGTACATTTGTTGAGTCATTCCCGGGTTCAAACTGTTCTACAAACGTAGGAGACCCCGGTACGTACTACATTGAGGCAACATTGGCATTAGACGCCTATCCTAACATCACAAATTGGATTGGTATTACTAAGGTAGCCACTCAGATTGCCAACCCTTGGGATGCATGGTACACTAAGTTAATATTCCCTGTAGTTGAGCTAATCAATCCTGACTACTTCACTACGACAATTCCGGGAGCTATTGACACTCCTAAATTCCAACTATTCTACGAATACGAGCAATTATAATACTTTAGTAATTCCAAAACAAAGTAATTAAGCCACCTTAGGGTGGCTTTTTTGTTTTAAAATATTGCCTATCTTTGTGATATAAAATTTAAAAGACATGGCATATCAAAAGTTACAGACCACAGCAGCACTGAGTGTACTCTCAACTGATAACGCTAACATACCTACATATAATGTTGTTGAGTCGGGTACTTGTACTATCCCTCTACCAAGTGAACTTGAAGATAATACAGCTTTATTTGTTACAAAGGGTGTTAAACCCGGAGATGTTGTTTACAACAACGTAACTCTTCAGGCTGCAACTGTTATGACCGTTGTAAATCAGACAAATGTCATTTTAAATGCAAACATCTTTACTGTTATTGGAGAGGCATACACTCTTTACTCTCAAAACGTAGACGGCAACTCATGTGTATTGTACGTTGGTACAGGTGGTACGTTGCGTGTTATTACTGCAGGAGGCCAAGATGTTACATTTAATGGTATATTAGGTGGTACTTTTCTACCTGTTCAAATAGACAAGGTCTTCAAGACAGGTACAACAGCAACAAACCTAATCGCATTGTGGTAAGATGATTACTAACGGTATACAGATTGTAAACGAGATTGGAATTACAGGTGAGAACCCTATCTCACCTATATACCCATTCGAGCGCGTCACTGACGATGAAATCAACAGATATACTGATGATGGTGATGAACGCATAATTGACTAAAAGAGATGGCGGGAATTAAGATAGTTGACCTACCTGCGGTAGGGAGAGACCTTGCGGCAACCGACTTGTTCGAGATGTCATTAGCAGGTGGCACAGGTAGTCGCAAGATTACAGGCCAAGAGATAATGAACGCATCCAAGCTTTCAGTTAACAACACCCCTGTTATCAACGGCACCTCAGGCCGCATATTCTTCCAAGGCTCAACAAATGTGTTGCAGCAGTCAGCTAATTTGTTTTTTGACCAAGTAAATGGGAGAGTAGGTATTAATACGAGTAGTCCTTCATTTCCTTTAGATGTAAATGGAACAGGAAGATTTCAAGGTGCTTTAACAATGGCAACTGAAGTTTGGAATGGATTTGGCTCATATGGAATGGCGAGTTTTTCAGGTTCGTTATATTTCAAAACGAATGGAATAATGTCTTTTCAAACAAGCAATGGTTTGGATAGAATGGTGATGAGCTCAAACGGCAACGTCCTAATCAACACAACAACCGATGCGGGCTATAAGCTTGATGTCAATGGGAGTGCAATAATTAGAAACACTGCTCAAGTAATTGGTTCTGATAATGAAAATGTATTTACAGTCTCTTGGGGAGGCTCAAATAGTGTTAGTTTAGGTTCAAATACAGCAAATGGCCCTACACTTAGACTTGGTTCAATTAGAATAACCGCTCACCCGGGAGGTTCTAATTTATCATTTTCAAATGGATTTTTGACAACTGTAAATGCAGGGGTAAATACAAATAGTCCTATGACTATTGCCCCTTATGTCACGGGAGCATCTACAGGTAATGTTGTTTTGCTTTCTTCAGGAGCAAGAATTAGTGCTCATAGACATCAACCAACTTCAGGTACATTAAACATGGTAATGGTTGGTGGAGCGTCAGCAAATCAATTCATGGATTTTGCACCTTCTAGTGGTAATGCTGAATTTAATCAATTAAATATTTTAAATCAGATTAACACTACAGGCACATACTCAGGCATTGTCAGAGGCTTGTATTATAATCCAATTCTCACATCAATTACAGGTGTTAATCACCGTGCTATTGAGACGACTACAGGAAACGTTATATTTAATGGCGGTAATGTAGGAATTGGTACGAGTAGTCCATCTGCACCACTTCACATTGAAACATCGGCGTTAACCACTGCTTTATACATTAATACAGGAAATGACGGAGGATTTACTGCTCAAAATAATGGCGCATTAGCAACAAATAGAACTACACAAGTTAGATTGGCAAATGGAAATACATTATTTGGCACAAATGATAGAACTTATCAACTTGTAAACATTGGTAAAAGTACCACAACAGCTGACTTTTATTTTCAATATTGGGATGGAGCATCATATAATGAGCGTCTACGTATATTTTCAAGTGGAAACGTATCTATAGGAACATCCACAGACGCAGGCTATAAACTTGACGTTAACGGGACTGCGAGATTCGTAGCTCCAAATACATACGCAATAACGTATGATATAAATGGGAACTTTAATGCAGCAGGCGCATACTCAAATTTTTCTTTAACAAATGCCGCAGGAAGTTTAAGAGCAAAATTAAATAATGACGGACCTAACGGAACGCTAACGCTTTATCAAAATGCAACGGGATATATTTTCTTGAATGGCGCTCAATCGGGAAATAATAGTTATATAGCAACCGCATTAAGCATCGGTAATCAATCCGCAGCAAATGCAAGTTCAATCCTTGAGTTAACAAGCACAACCAAAGGATTCCTGCCCCCAAGAATGACACAGGCGCAGCGTAACGCAATTTCTAGTCCGGCTATCGGTCTTGAGATTTATCAGACTGACGCGACTGAAGGAAAGTATATTTATAAATCGTCCGGATGGACATATATTGGTTAATCATAAAAAATAAAAAATGGAAAACACAACACCACAAGGAGTAGCTATCGAGCCGGTAGTATTCCCATTAAACGAAGGTACAGCAACACGCTTGACTGTATTAGTCCTTAACTTTGAAACGTCTGCAACTACCTGCACGACTTACTACCAACTCCTTACAGAGGAAGGTGTACAGTTGCGCCAAGGTAACTATACCTTGACTGAAGAGCAGTTTGCAGCATGGGGTCAAGACAATAACTTTGTCAATGAGTGCGTAGCTGAGGCTATTGGAGTAGTAATCATTTAATCTATATAATCATGAATCAAATCGTTTTAAATCAAGAGCAATTAGCAAAATTAGAAGCTTTCATTCAGGAGATGCCTATGAAGTATGCAATGCCACTCGTTCAGTTCTTGAATGAGATTGCAAAAGAACAGCAGCCTGAGGTAACAGAAGAATAACTATGGCCGGAATAAAAATTGTCGACCTACCCGCATTGGGTAGGGATTTAGCGTCAACAGACCTACTTGAGATGTCAATCGGAGGCACTGCTAGTCGTAAGATTACAGGGCAAGAGATAATGAACGCCTCAAAGTTAAATATTGGCTCTACTCCTATCGTTAGTGGAACGGTAGGTCGCCTTTTATTCCAAGGTACGGCGAATGTGTTGCAGCAAAGTTCGTCTTTATTTTGGGACTCAACTAACAACCGCTTGGGGATTGGGACGAGTTCGCCTGCAAATCCTTTGGATGTTGTTGGAAATTTAGGTTTAATAAATACAAGCGGAACGAATAGAAGCACTCAATTAAGTACAAGCGGTTCATCGGACAACCTACCTTCCATCAGTTTCTATCCTGCAACGGGTACAAATGTTGGTCAATCATTTGACATCATACCAAAAGGAACGGGTTATAGCAGTGGTATAAAAACCCAATTTGGAATTTGGGGTACTGACTTTATAGCGAACCAAACTAACTACGAACTATTGCTTGTAAGAGCAACGGGTACTTCATACACTTTTGAAAGTTTTAAAGGTGGCACGGGAGCGCATAGACCTATTTTATTGTCAGCAGGTGCTTCAAATCAATTGTGGGCATATACAAGCGGCAACATCGGCATAAACACAACAACCGATGCAGGCTTCAAGTTAGACGTCAATGGTACTGCGAGGGTAACTAACCTAAATGTCAATTTATCAACTGGCTCAATACCTTTTATGGGTGCAAGCGGTTTAGTTACTCAAAACAATGCTAACTTGTTTTGGGACAACACAAATGCAAGGTTAGGGATTGGTACGGCTACTCCTTTAGAGAGATTACATATTTCTACAAATGGTAATAATATTGTTAGATTAAGCAGCAACCCAACAAATGCCAATATCATAAGTTTTCGAGATATAGATGGAACGGGACAAGGTGGATTTTTAGCAACGGGTTCAACATTTAGCTATGGAACTTATAGGTCTGCACAAACTAATTTATCTGGTGGTATTGGTGGAATTGGTTTAAGAACAAGCAATGGCGCAAATGCGCATATTAGTTTTTATTCTGGTAATGCTGACGCTGATTTATCAACCGAGCGAATGCGATTAGTAGCCTCTACTGGAAACGTCTTAATAAATACACTAACAGACGCTGGCTTTAGACTTGACGTTAACGGGAGTGCGAGGGTGAGTGGGGCTACTTCAATTGTTCATAATAATGGAAGTTATACTTTTGGGCTAACATTAACAAACAATAGTACTGCAACTGACGCCTTAACAGGTATTTTATTAAATAAAAGCGGTACAAATACGGGTCAATTCGTTTTTTGCGATACTAATTATATTGACGTAAACCTGCAAAACACTGTTTTATTTAGTTCAGTAGCATTGCAAAAATTGGCTTTCGTAGCTAATGCAAGTAATACATCAACGGGTGGGGCTGACATTTATTTCAAAACAAGAGCAAGTAACACAAACGGGCTTATTTTGTTTGGTAATTCTCAGAATGTTGGTATTAATACAAATACAGATGTGGCAAGCGCAATATTTAACGTAACATCCACGACCAAAGGCTTCCTACCCCCACGAATGACAAACGCACAACGCACAGCAATTGTAAGCCCGGCTGTGGGGTTGATTGTATACTGTACTGATGCTACAGAAGGATTATGGGTTTTCAAGTCAACAGGATGGACATTTATAGTATAAGACATGGCAGGAATTAAGATAGTTGATTTACCGGCAGTAGGCAGAGATTTAGCAGCCACTGACCTATTTGAAATGTCCTTAGTAGGCGGAACAGGCTCACGCAAGATAACAGGACAGGAAATTATGAACGCCTCAAAACTGAGCGTCAACAATACACCTGTCATAAATGGTACATCAGGACGAATCTTTTTCCAAGATGCTGCCAATGTCCTACAGCAGTCAGGCAATCTGTCATGGGACTCACTTAACAATACACTTAATATATTAGGCAACGCAAGCCTTAATAACATATTTGCAGAAGGAAATATTATTGTTGACACCGCAAATGTATGGCTATCAAATGGCTTTGCTATTGGTGAGTACAGCACAGGAAACAACCGCATTGAGTTCTATACAACAAAGCTTTCACTCATCACAAACGGCAATGACGTGATGACGATATTCAATAGCGGCAACGTAGCAATAGGCACAACAACTGACGCAGGATTTAAGTTTGATGTAAATGGGAGTGCTAGAGTTTTAGCATCTCATCAAATATATAGAAATGGTGCGCTTGGGTCAATTGACTTAAACCTATACAATGGTCAAGCAGGTTGGCAAGGTGGTATGCATTATTTTACAGGCTCGGGTGGCTCAGGACAAAGATTAACATTTTATTCAGGCGGTGTATTAGGCACAAATGATAGAATGAGCATCTTTGCAAGTGGAAACGTAGCTATAGGTACCACCACAGATAATGGATTTCGTTTTGATGTCAATGGCACTTCTAGGGTGAGAGGCTTAGGAAATACTTCTGCTACAAATTCATTATTAGTTCAACAAAGCACAGGTGTTAATGTATTATCTGTCAGAGATGATATGTATGTTACTGTTCAGAATACAAATAATTCTGAATGTTTTCAAGTTAGGGGTGCTAATGATGATGCTACAATAAGATTTACTCCAAGTGGGGGAACAAGTAACATTATTTTAAGGTCTCAATCATCAAGCATAACACTTTCAACAACTGCAAATGCATTTGGTGACTTAAGAGTAAATGGCGGTGCTCAAACATTAAGAATTGGAACAAGTAATCCTAGCGGCGGAGGTGTTAATTATTACTCTTCACTAAACGGAGCTACTCATTCACATCGTTGGTTTCACAACAATGTTGAACAAATGACACTTCAATTCAGCGGCAACCTACTACTCAACACCACCACAGACGCAGGCTTTAGACTTGATGTGAATGGTACTGCTATTGTACGTGGAGTTTTAAATGTTGGTACTGCTCTTACAGGATTGAGCTTTAGTGGAGCTGACTGCGCTATATTTAATAATGGTGGAAGTGGAGGCGCTATATCTTTATCCATGGCAGGGAATACTTATTTCAGAGTTTTTCAGCCTATCAACGCGGGCTCAGGAATAACAAGTGGTACAATAAACACCATAACTACACCAATTGCTTATGCTTGGGCATCAGGGACAGCTTCGCCAAATTTATTCCAATTAAACCCTAATTATAATTTTACAGGTACTTATTCAGGAATAGTAAGAGGATTCTATTATAACCCATCACTTAGCTCAATGACAGGCGTAACACACTACGCTATTCACTCAACAAGTGGGCGAGTGAGACTTGAGGGACTACCTACATCACCTACAGGGCTTAGCGCAGGTGACCTTTACAATGATGGTGGAACGATTAAAATTGTATAATGGCAAAGATTAAAGAAATTAGTAAATTTGTAGAAGCTCCAAAGAAGAGCCGCAAAGGCGTGCACGCAAAGAGCAAGACAAGTAAGTTGAAAACAAGCAAGAACTATACAAAAAAGTATAGAGGGCAAGGAAAATGACTGTGACGATGGCAGATATATGGATGTTGATTTTAGGCTCAGTAGTGGCTATAATTGGGTATTTTCTAAAGGTAGTGCACAATGATGTTCGCAGTAACACTGAGTCACTAGGCAAGCTCAAAGGAAAGATTGAGCTAGTAGAGCAAGAATCACGCCTCAAATATCAGGCTATGCAAGAGCAGACACAACTTGAAATCAAAAACTTAGCTAGAAGCGTAGCTGAGCTATCAGACGCAGTCAAGCAATTAATAATTAATAGATAATGGACACAGTATCAACAGCACCTGACTTTGGTGTATTTAGCCAATTGTCTGAGTATGGACCAATTGGATTAGCAGCATTAGCACTTGGCTATGTGGCTTGGGTATTTATCAAACGACACCTAGATAACAATAAGTAATGTCATTCGGTCCATTTGAAGTACTCACACAATATGGCGTCCTTGGCTTTGCAGTCTTAGCCTTAGGATACCTTTGTTGGATGTTCCTCAATCGACTGATGAAGAGTGAGGATGACCTCAAAGAAAAGGTCAATGGGCTTGAGGGTGAGTACAGAGAGAAGCTTGAGCAAAAGCTTACTGAAACCACTGAGAGCTCCAAGAGCTTAAAAGAGATAGTCCTAATGTTCTTGAGCAAGAAATGAAAAAGAAGCTGCTCATTGTTGGCGCACTATTCATCACTCTTGTGGTTGCACAGGTGTTCTCAAGTGGACACGGCCACGTTGTAGTGGTTGAGGACAACATACAGCTCACAGGTGAGAATAAAAAGCTCACTACAGCAAATAAGAAGTTAACAAATAGTGTTAACCAATTAGAGGCAGAGAAAGAGGAGTTAATAGAAGACAAGGAGAACCTTGAGCAGATGGTGTCTGAAGTAATAGGTGACTTGGATAGCACCAAGTCTGTGGTGAAGGACATCAAAAATGAATTGAAAAATGAAAAGGATATTGTTCGTAGGCAGTCTAGTGGTAAGCAGTTTGACTTTCAGCCAATCACGCTACCCACTTCAGACAGTAATTGATGGCGATTCAGTTGTCATCCTTACCAAGGCACAGGCTGATACGATAAACGCAATATTCGAAAGCCAAAAGGCTAAGATTGCCAAATTCAAATCCGATGTAAAGACAAAGGATTCAATCATATTAGTCAGAGATACTGTGCTGATGTTCTACACCTCAAAATACACTGAGTACAGAACCATCCTAGAAACTCAGATTGTGCGTGAGGACAAGCTTGACACCATCAGAGGATGGCTGATTGACAGGGCAAAGGAAGGAAGTTGGATATACTACTCCTACTTAAACAATGAAGTAGTGGCTGTAGACCTCTCTGACTACGTTGTAAGGAAGGATGACTATACGGGTGATATAACCTTCTACAAGCGAACAGAAGAGTGCCCTAATGACGATAAACAAAAAGAACCGCCTCTTGGTTGGCACACTGACATAGTGAGACCAAAGAGGCCTAAACTAAATATTTTTAAACTATGAAAAAGTTTTTTAGAGAGTTAATCTCAGACGATAATCAAATTAACGAGCAGGCCTTTGTTGGTGTCATCTCGTTTTTCGCTATGGTATTTGTGTTGCTTACAGATGTAGTAACAGGAATCATTGGTAACGAACTAGTAATCAAAGAATTTATCTTTGATGGATTTATGTTACTAACTTTGGGGGCGTTTGGCATCACAACTGCCGGGCGTATTATGAAACTTAAAAATAAAGATAAAGATGCAACTGAGTAAAAATTTAGCATTAGCAGAAGTAACACGTAGTGAAACTGCAAAACGTCGTGGCATTTCAAATATGCCTACACCTGAGCACTTGGAGAACTTCAAGAAATTGGCTGAGAATGTCTTTCAACCAATCCGTGAACACTTCGGTAAGCCTATTCATATCTCATCCGGGTACCGCTCCGCAGCGTTGAACAAGGCGGTTGGGGGCTCATCTAGCAGTCAACATTGCACGGGTGAAGCGATTGATATTGATATGGATGGCACTGATATCACCAATGCTCAAATCTTCCACTTCATCAAAGACAATTTGAACTTTGACCAAATGATTTGGGAGTTTGGAACTGACACCAATCCTGATTGGGTACACGTATCTTATGAGTCTACAGGCAAGCAGCGTAAGCAAATCTTAGTTGCTAAGCGAGTAGGTGGTAAGACAGTATATGTCCCTTACAAATGAGAAACAAACTAGCCGGAACTAAAAAGGGTAAGTCTGATAGCGCTAAGTACTATCAGGAGAATCCTGAAGCTCGTAAGAAAAAGATTGCTTACGATACTAAGTACCATTCTACTGAAAGTAGAAAGGAATATCGTTCTGAGTTACAAAAAATAAATAGAGAGAAGGGGACTCATGGCAACGGAGACGGAAAAGACGTTGCCCATAAGTCCAAGACACGCACTCGTATGCAGTCACAGTCTAAAAACCGCGCTGATAAAAAGCGCTCATTTTTCAAGTAATGAAACATTTTGCGCTCATAATTATTTCTTTGCACTTGCTTTTATCGTGCTCTGTAAACTATCACCTCAATAAGGCCACTAAGAAAGGCTATCGTTGCGATGAGGTGGCTGATACAATTAAAATTACATCAGTAGATTCTGTACCTGTAATTATTCACGACTCAATCGTTTGGGAGAAGTTTTTTGTCACAAAGGACACCATCATCAAGTATAAAACGTCTTATGTTCCTAAAACACGTTGGCAGACAAGAATTGAGTATAAGTTAAAGCGCGACACCATCCGTCAAATTCAAAAGATTGAGGTAGCTAAGCATAAATCACAAAAGAAAGGTAACGGGAATCTTTGGCTATTAATAATTGGCTTTGTAATTGGAATGGTCACTCATTACTTATTTAAGTTTACTAAGGCTAATGTATGAGTAAATTCCGTCCAAGGATTACGCGTGAGGAGTTCGAGATAGTTTCTCAGTATAGGGCAATTAAAAATGAGGCAAACGAATTAGGTCTCGATGATGCCGATGTAAAGCACGGTTGGATAAAATCCAAGACGGCATCACTGTTCTTTAAGAACCCTAACTTCAAGTCGAAGGAAGAGGAGAATTACGAGCGGATTCGTGAGTCTATCTTAAAGGATATTGATGCACATACTCCAAAGTATGAGATATTAAAGAGAGAGCGCCTAGAGGAATCTCATCTATTGGTCATAGACCCCGCTGACGTGCACATAGGAAAGCTCTGCGATGCTTTTGAAACAGGTGAGACGTACAACAATCAGATAGCTGTTCAACGTGTCTTAGAGGGAGTTCAAGGCATTTTAGATAAATCCAAAGGATTCAACATCGACAAGATACTTTTTATCGGTGGTAACGACATCCTTCACATTGATACACCGAGACGAACCACTACAGCAGGTACTCCTCAGGATACCGATGGGATGTGGTACTCGAATTTTTTAATAGCAAAACAATTATATGTTGAGATTCTTGAAAGGCTGCTTGCTGTGGCTGACGTTCATTTTACTTTTAATCCCTCAAACCACGATTATGTTCATGGCTTCTTCCTTGCTGACGTTATTAGAACGTGGTTTAAAGACTGCAAACAGATTACTTTTGACTGCTCAATTTCGCATAGGAAGGCTTTTAGATATGGACTAAACTTAGTTGGTACTACGCACGGAGATGGGGCTAAGAACCAAGACCTCCCGTTGTTAATGGCTACGGAGTTTCCTATGGATTGGAGCTTGACCAAGCATCGTTACGTGTACACGCATCACGTTCACCATAAGTTCTCAAAAGACTACATCGGGGTAACCGTTGAGTCATTGCGCTCTCCATCGGGCACAGATTCATGGCATCATCGTGCAGGCTATCAGCACGCCCCCAAGGCGATTGAAGGATTTTTGCATCATAAGATTAATGGGCAAGTCGCACGTTTATCCCATATATTCTGATTTTCATTATCTTTGTGATATAAATTTAATAAAATGAAAGTAGAAAAATTTTTAAAGACAGAAGAATTAGAGACGTTGCAAAAGATGCAATCGGACTTTAACAAGGCAAAGATTGCTTTAGGAGATTTAGAGTTGGAGAAGCATGAGCTTCTTAAACGAATGGATTTCTTGCGAGCTCAATTTAGTGAACAAGAGAAGTCACTCATTGCTATTTACGGACAGGATGCTGTCATTAATATGCAGACGGGTGAGGTAACCAAAAAAGAAAAATAAAAGACATGGGAAAGATTAGTACATACGCAGTTGATTCAACTCCTTCATTATCAGACAAGCTTATTGGTACTGAGGTAGGGAACCTAGATGCTACAAAGAACTATACTATTAGTAGTATTGTTTCACTTGCTAATGCTAATCTTACTGCAGCTCAAGTTTTAAACGGAACATCATATGCTACTCAGGCTCCATCAGCACTAGATACACCACTTATTGTATCATTTGGCGCTGCTCAGGGAAGTACATCTACACCTGTTGAGCTAGATGCATTTGGAAAGGTAACATTCAACGAGTCAGGTCTTTATTTTATCAATGGCTTTGGTTCTGTTGAGCGTCAGGGCTCATCAGGCGGTGTATCTGTATTGTTATTCAGAGCTCGCCTTAATGGTATTCAGGTTAGCGCTACTAAAGGCTTTCACCTTGACACTCCAAACATGGATATTCCTTACGAGGTAACTATTCCATTTCAAGCAAACGCAGGAGACATCTTTTGGTTTGAAATTATGCGTGACTCATCAGGAGTAAACCAAGGTGGTCTATATGGGCACACAGTACTAGGTGGTTGGTCAAACGTTCCGTCATCTCAAATTCAAATTTGGAAACTTAGCTAATGGACATTAGAAAAATATCTATCGGTCCTGACTACAAGGGTAGCGCTATGCACTACATCTGTGGTCAAGAGATATTGGGTGGGTCAAATACGATTCATCTAATCCGATACGATATTGACAAATCTTCAATCAAGATTTACATCATAAATAAAAAAGAGGAGGTTGTGTTGTGGAAAGAGTTCACGCACACCATGCCAATTGCAATCGAATATAATATAAATTATTAATGAAATCCCCATTCTACTTCATAGTAAAACCTATGGAGGGGAAGAGATACAGCAATACCGGGGACTTTGGAGGAGTTGAGTTAATAGTTAGCACTTCAGAAGAAGACTTCAAATTCTCGAACAGGTACGCTGAGGTTATTGAAACCCCTATAGGATACACCGGTCCAATTGAGCCGGGTGATACACTAATCGTTCATCATAACGTATTTAAATTCTACAATGACGTTCAGGGCCGTAGAAAAAGCGGAATGAGCTTTTTTAAAGACGACTTGTTTTTTGTTGATTTTGACCAATTCTATATGTACAAAAAGGATGGTGATTGGACTGCCAATGGACGCTTCTGCTTTGTTGAGCCGGTTGACACCGTTGATTCTTTTATTTACAAACCATTCAGCGAGGAACCACTTATGGGTACAATGCGTTACCCTAGTGAGTACTTGAAATCTCAAGGTATTAATTCGGGTGATTTAATTTCCTTTGAACCTGACTCTGAGTATGAGTTCACTATCAACGATAAGAAGATGTATCGTATGCTTGAGCAAAACATAAAAATTCTGTTATGAGCAAGGTAAAAGAAATAAAGCTTAGAATCATCTCGGCAGGAGAACAGGCCGTTGAGCAGTTGATAAAGGTAGCTAAAGAGCAAATCATTAAGCCTGACCCCGAGGATGAGCTTTCAGCAGATAGATTAAAAAATGCAGCAGCCACCAAGAAGCTCGCTATATTCGATGCATTTGAGATTCTAAATCGAATTGAGCTAGAGCGAGAGAACTTGGAGATACTAGATAAAGGCCCTAGCAAGGTAGATACTAAACAAGGATTCGCTGAACGTCGTGCAGGAGGGAAGTAGTTTATATAAGGTCGTAGAGAAGGCTATACCAAAGACTGCGTTCACTCGAAAGAATAACGACAGGTCTTGGACGTATGGTTATAACGAAGACTACGACGTGGTCGTTATATCAAAGACGGGTCGTATTGGAGAGATAGTAGACATACAAGGTCTAAGAGTTGCTCTTCCTGAGGTTCCTCAAAAGTGTCTTCAAAGACACTCTAAATCATCTGAGCAGTATTGGGAGAGAATGGATATGCCAAAGGAACTCACTCGCATTCAATCCATATTCCAATGGAATGATATGCCCGCAGAGTTCAAGAATAGGTGGGTGGATTACATTGAGCAGGAATTTGACTACCGTGAACAGGGGTGTTGGTTCATGAACAATGGCAAGCCTACCTATATAACGGGGTCACATTATATGTACCTACAGTGGTCTAAGATTGATATCGGATACCCTGACTACCGTGAAGCAAACCGCATATTCTTTATATTTTGGGAGGCCTGCATGGCTGACCCGCGCAGCTTTGGTATGATATACCTAAAGATACGTCGCTCGGGATTCTCATTTATGTCATCATCTGAGTGTGTCAATATCGCAACTCTAGCTAAGGATTCTCGTGTTGGTATGCTCTCAAAAACGGGAGCGGATGCCAAGAAGATGTTCACCGATAAGGTTGTGCCAATCAACAGTAACCTTCCTTTCTTTTTCAAGCCTGTCATGGATGGTATGGACAAGCCGAAGACTGAGCTTGCGTATCGCGTTCCTGCAGCTAAGATTACAAAGAAGAATATGCATGACGTGGATGACAACGAGATTACGGGTCTAGACACGACAATTGACTGGAAAAATACCGAGGAGAACTCTTACGATGGTGAGAAGTTAAAGTTCTTGGCTCATGACGAATCTGCCAAGTGGACGAAGCCAAACAACATCCTAAACAATTGGCGAGTAACCAAGACGTGTTTGCGTTTGGGCTCTAAGATTATTGGTAAGTGCATGATGGGTTCTACGTCCAATGCGCTAAGCAAGGGTGGTGAGAACTATAAAAAACTTTATGAGGACTCTAGGGTTGTAACAAGAAATGCCAACGGACAGACTAAGTCAGGTCTTTATGCGTTGTTTATTCCAATGGAGTGGAACATGGAGGGATTTATAGACATACATGGTATGCCTGTATTTAGAAAGCCATTTGATAAAATCAGAGGTGTAGATGGCAATTGGATTACAAACGGAGCTATTGACTATTGGGAAGCAGAGGTTGATTCACTTAAGGGTGACGCTGATGCGCTCAATGAGTTCTATCGTCAGTTCCCTCGTACTGAGTCGCACGCATTTAGGGATGAGAGTAAATCCTCATTGTTCAACCTTACTAAGATATATCAGCAGATTGACTACAACGATGCGCTAATATCAGAGCACTACTTAACACGTGGCTCATTTCATTGGAGAGATGGTATTAAGGATAGCAAGGTTGTATTCTCACCTGACAAAAATGGTAGGTTCTTGGTGTCGTGGGTTCCTCCTGCTCACTTGCAGAATAGGATAATAGAGAAGAACGGACTTAGATACCCTGCCAATGAGCACATGGGGGTATTTGGATGTGACCCATATGACATATCGGCAGTTGTTGGAGGCAGGGGCTCAAACGGCTCACTTCATGGGATGACTAAGTTTCACATGGATGAGGGTCCTACAAATGAGTTCTTTTTGGAGTACATTGCTAGACCACAAACAGCAGAGATATTTTTTGAAGAGGTTCTGATGGCCTGCGTATTTTATGGTATGCCAATTCTTATTGAGAACAACAAACCTCGTTTGCTCTACCACTTTAAAAACAGGGGTTATAGGCCGTACTCAATCAACAGACCTGACAAGCACTACTCTAAGCTAACGCCAACAGAGCGCGAGTTAGGTGGTATACCAAACTCCTCTGAGGATGTTAAGCAATCTCACGCATCAGCCATAGAGAGCTATATAGAAAAGTACGTTGGTTTAGATTCAGCAGGTATATACAGACAGCCTGATGAGATGGGCTCAATGCCGTTCACTAGAACGCTCAGCGATTGGGCTAGATTCGATATTAGCGATAGGACTAAATTTGATGCCTCTATTAGCTCGGGATTGGCTATTATGGCCAATCAGAAGCACTTATACATACCGGAGAAAAAAGAATCAAAAATATCTCTTAAATTTGCAAGATATAGTAATGATGGGAATATAAGTCAACTTATTAAATGAAAGAAGTAAAAGTAAACGTACCCTCAACTGCATTTCCGAGTCAATTTGTTTCTGACGCAGAAAAGAATACTGCAGAATTTGGCATCCAAATAGGGCAAGCTATCCAATACGAGTGGTTTCGTAAGGACGGTAATCAATGTAGATATTATAGCCAATGGAGAGATTTCCATCGTTTAAGGTTGTACGCCCGTGGCGAGCAATCTGTTGCTAAATATAAAAATGAACTTGCAGTTGATGGAGACCTATCATACTTAAATCTAGATTGGACTCCCGTTCCAATCCTTCCTAAATTTGTTGACATCGTCGTTAACGGTATGTCTGACCGTATGTTTAAGGTTAAGGCTTACGCACAGGATGCAATGTCTCAATCAAAGAGAAGTAAGTTTCAAGATGTACTTGAGGGGCAAATGGTTGCAAAAGCACCATTAATGATGATAAAAGAAAAGTCGGGATTCGACCCATTTGTTATGGACCCCGAGGAACTTCCTGAAACAGATGAGGAACTATCATTGTATATGCAGCTTAACTATAAACCTGCTATCGAGATTGCAGAGGAAGAAGCTATCAATACTATTTTAGAGGAGAATAAATATTTAGACCTACGAAAAAGACTTGACTACGACCTTACTGTATTAGGTATCTCTGTTGCAAAACACGAGTTCCTTCCCGGTTCAGGTGTACAGGTTTCCTATGTAGACCCGGCTAACGTGGTCTATAGCTATACTGAGGACCCTTACTTTAAAGATTGTTTTTATTGGGGTGAGATTAAGACAGTTCCTATTACGGAGCTCTTGAAGATTGACCAAACGCTTACCCGAGAAGACCTTGATGAGATATCAAAGTACAGTCAAAGTTGGTACGATTACTATAACGTGGCTCAGTACTACCAAAATGATATCTTTTATCGTGACACTTGCACATTACTATACTTTAACTACAAGACCACCAAGAAAGTTGTTTACAAGAAGAAATTCTTAGATAACGGTGGTGTTCGTGTAATTGCAAAAGACGACACGTTTAACCCACCTACTGATATGATGGAGGAGGGCAAGTTTGAGAAGATTGAAAAAATAATTGATGTTTGGTACGAAGGCGTAATGGTCATGGGTACAAACATTTTACTTAAGTGGGAGATGTCTGAGAACATGGTTCGTCCTAAGTCATCATCTCAACACGCTATACCAAACTACGTTGCTGTTGCACCTCGTATGTATAAAGGTGTAATTGAGTCTTTGGTTCGTCGAATGATTCCATTCGCTGACTTGATTCAAATTACTCACTTAAAGATGCAGCAGGTTATTGCACGTACAGTTCCTGATGGTGTATTCATTGATGCTGATGGCCTAAATGAAGTTGATTTAGGTACGGGGGCTGCTTACAATCCCGAGGATGCACTCCGACTATACTTCCAAACGGGTAGTGTAATCGGACGTAGCTACACTCAAGACGGTGAGTTCAACAACGGCCGAGTTCCTATTCAAGCTATTGCAGGAAGTTCAGGTGCGTCAAAACTACAAACCCTAATTGCAAACTACAATCACTACATGGATATGCTGCGTTCTGTCACAGGACTTAACGAAGCACGTGATGGCTCTATGCCTGACCCAAGAGCATTGGTTGGCGTACAGAAGCTTGCAGCACTTAACTCAAATACAGCAACACGTCACATCTTAGAGGCTAGTTTATTTATGTTCCGCTCATTGGCAGAGGCATTAACATATAGAGTAGCTGACATTTTGCAATACGCTGACTTCAAGGATGACTTTGCAAATAGAATTGGAAAGTACAACGTATCTATCTTAAATGAGATTAAGGATTTATACGTGTATGATTTTGGAATCTTTATTGAAATTTCACCGGATGAAGAAGAAAAGGCACAACTCGAGCAGAACATTCAAATCGCGTTATCTAAAGGCGATATTAACCTTGAAGATGCGATTGATATCCGTGAGATTAAGAACATTAAATTGGCTAATCAACTTCTTAAGGTTAAACGAGTTAAGAAGCAGGATAGAGAGGAGCGACTTCAGATGCAGCAGCAGGCTATGGTTGCTCAGCAAAACCTTCAGTCACAGCAAATGGCAGCTGAAACAGCTATGGCTAAAATTCAAGCAGAGACTCAAGCTAAGATGCAAATAAAACAAGCTGAGGTTGCGTTCGAGATTGAAAAGATGAAAAACGAAGCCGTTCTCAAGCAACAGCTAATGCAGACTGAGTTCGATATGCAAATGCAATTAAAGGG